GGTCGTAGGTTCAAATCCTACCGGGAACACCACCTCTTTACTTACCTACCATTACGCTACTATACAGCAGCTCTGCTCCCACAAACCGGACGCTGCACAACATGCCTGTCGTAAAGATCGAGCCTACTGATGAGTACCCCGTGCCTTATAGTACGGACGATGAGGAGCTCGACAACTTCGCGGACAAGCTGGCTAGTGCGGCTTCAACAGCAGAACTGCTTGCAGAGCTCGGTGCGCCGGTCGAGGTAGACCCTACGACCCTTGCGGCTGAGAAGAAGCTGCTCGATGACGTCATCGACAAGCAGAAGACCGCCCCCTTAAAGAATCTCCCCACTGCCTACGGTGCAGCTGCCTTCCTGCGGGCCTATGGCGCTAACCGGGCCTTCGACGTCAACCAAGTGCGCGCTGCGCTCACCAACAAGCTGCTTGAGCTCGCCGACTGCGGTGAGATTAAGTACGAGCTGAAGGCCATCGAGCTGCTCGGCAAGCACTCGGACATCGGTCTGTTCTCGGATCGTAGCGAGATCAACATCACCTACAACAACCCCGAGAGCCTTGAGAAGGCCATCAAGGAGCGCGTCAAACGCCTACTGAATGCCGAGGTCATTGATATGAAGCCGCTCGGCATGGACCTCGATGAGGAGCTGGGCATTAACAACATCGAGATGGGTGAGTTCGAAGAGGTAGAGGAGCAGACCGATGAAGCCTGACCTCAAGGTCGTGGGTGAGATCAAGCCGCCCGAGTACAAAGACCCGGTAAAGATGCTGCGCAATCTGGCTGATGACATCGAGAATGGTGATTACGGCACGGTACACACCATCGCCATCGCTACCTTCGGTGACGATGGCCTACAGGTCTTTGGGGGCGGGGACGACAGCGTCGGGCCAACCGTCGCCATGGTGTTCCAAGCAGCCTCTATGAAGATGTGCCAGTCACTCGTGGACTTCGAGAGCCAGCTATGATTTACATCCGTGAAGAAGGCGCACTCATACGCCAAGGGTTCAACTTCTACCCGCGCAGCGATAAGGGGTCGGCTGGGTGCCAGATGCTGTTTGGCCCCCTGCGCGTGGAGGTTCGCTGGAGTAAGCGCCGGAAGCGCCTTCGGCTCGGTGCATGGCTGCGTGATAAGCCTGAGCTTCCCAAGGCTGAGTGCATCTACATCCCCGGATATACCGAGGAGCTTAAGAAGCTCTACGAGGAGCGGTTTGGGTGGGATGGCAAGACCTACGAGGGCTGGGTGAAAAAGCCTGATGCTTAACGACATCGCCCTCACTGACATCCCTAAAATCCTGCATCTGCTCCCGCAGCATGAGCAGGAGGTGCTGCTGGCTGAGCTGGAGAAGCTCGCCGAGCTGAAGAAGCGCAAAGTGGCGCAAGAGCGGTTCCTAGCCTTCGTGAAGGAGGTGTGGCCGACATTCATCGCGGGGAGGCACCATGCCAAGATGGCCGATGCGTTTGAGCGGGTGGCTCGCGGGGAGTGTAAGAGGCTTATTATTAATATGCCTCCTCGTCACACTAAGTCCGAGTTTGCTTCTTATCTGCTGCCTGCTTGGTTTTTGGGGAAATACCCGCATAAAAAGATCATTCAGTGCTCGCACACCGCAGAGCTTGCCGTTGGCTTCGGGCGTAAGGTCCGTAACTTGGTCGATACCGACGCCTTCAAAGCGATTTTTCCTGATCTTGCACTGGCATCGGACTCCAAAGCGGCTGGGCGATGGAACACCAATAAGCAGGGCGACTATTTCGCTATCGGTATTGGGGGTGCCGTCACCGGTAAAGGTGCAGACGTCCTCATCATCGACGACCCGCACTCGGAACAGGAAGCGGCGCTTGCCGAAGTAAACCCGGATATTTACGACAAAACCTACGAGTGGTACACCTCCGGGCCTCGTCAGCGTCTGCAGCCGGGCGGCTCAATCGTCATCGTGATGACGCGCTGGTCGAAGCGCGACCTGACCGGCCAGATTCTCAAGGACGCAGCTGCCAACGAGTCTATCGGTGAGTGGGAAGTCATCGAGTTTCCTGCGATCCTGCCCTCTGGCAAGCCGCTGTGGCCTGAGTTCTGGGAGCTTTCGGAGCTCGAAAAGGTCAAGCGCGACGTCCCTAACTCGAAGTGGATGGCGCAGTACCAGCAGAACCCAGTTTCTGAGTCAGCCGCTATCGTCAAGCGTGAGTGGTGGCAGGAATGGCCCCACGAGAACCCACCCGCGTGCGATTTCATCCTGCAGAGCTGGGATACGGCCTTCGAAAAGACGAGCCGCGCTGACTTCAGTGCCTGCACGACGTGGGGTGTGTTCTACCACCCAGACGACAACGGGATTGACCAAGCCAATATTATCCTCCTCAATGCCTTCCGGGACCGCATGGAATTCCCGGAACTAAAACGCGTAGCCATCGAGGAGTACCGGGAATGGGACCCGGACAGCGTGATAATCGAGAAGAAGGCTTCCGGTGCGCCTTTGATCTACGAGATGCGCGCTATGGGCATACCGGTGCAGGAATTTACCCCGACGAGGGGGAACGACAAAATCTCCCGATTGAACGCTGTGAGCGACCTTTTTGCCTCTGGACGGGTATGGGCACCTGCTACTCGGTGGGCCGAAGAAGTGATTGACGAAGTAGCTGAGTTTCCCGCTGGTAGCCACGACGACTTCGTTGACACGGTGTCTATGGCCATGCACCGCTTCCGTCGAGGTGGCTACGTGTCTACTGCGCTGGACGAGCCTGACGAAATCCAGTATTTCAGGTCAAACCGCAACCGGGGATATTACTAAATGGCCGTTGACAAGTCGCTGGGGCAGGCCCCGTTGGGTCTTGATGCTTCCCTTGCCGCAGGGGTTGAGCCGGGCGTCAACATGCCGCAGCCCGACATCGAGATTGAGATCGAGGACCCGGAGTCCGTGACCCTTGGGATCGACGGCATGGAGATCGAGATCGACCCGAGCGATGCTGAGGACGACTTCAATGAGAACCTCGCTGAGGTGCTTGACGAGGGGCAGCTGGCCCAGCTGGCAGGTGATCTGGTCGGTGAGTTCGACGAGGACGTCGGTAGCCGCAAGGACTGGATTCAGACCTACGTTGACGGCCTTGAGCTGCTCGGCCTGAAGGTCGAGGACCGGACGGAGCCGTGGCCCGGTGCATGTGGCATCAACCACCCGCTGCTGACTGAAGCTGTGGTTAAGTTCCAAGCTGAGACCA